TACTGCATCAAGTTTAGTCGTTAAAGCCATAGCATTCTTTAGTAAATAAAAATATCAGTGAAGGGAAGGGATTCCGCTACGCAGTCCCCCCTCCCCACACCGAAGAGAGAATCCTTATTAAGCAATAAGTTCGATAGCACACTCAGGACGGAGGATTCCGTGTCCCATAGCATACTTAGCAACGAACAATGTACCTTGACGCTCAATCTGATATTCAGACTCAGTAGCAAGATCAAGAAGCTTAACCGTTCCTACAGCAGCAGAGTGTCCTACGATACCCAAACTATTGCTGAAGTCACCGTCATATCCGTCAGTAGCTGCAAACAAATCATTACTACTACCTGCATCTCCTGAGTTTGTTCCAGAAGCGGAAGTCAAATCAGTTGAAGGGATGTTGTTAGATTTGTAGATAGTGATACCTGCAATCTGAGGGATTGATCCAGTAGCAACGCTACCTAAACCTCCTACGTCTTTATTGACGGCAGAAGTAGAGATGGCAAGAGCACCTGCACCACCAGTAATAAGCCTGTAATACTCTTGTGGGCGAAGCACTGCGAAACGACCGTCACTAGGAACGTCATTTTCATCAAGCTTCTGAGCAGCACTAAAAAAGGCAGCAACTAACTCAGCACCTGTAACAGTTTCAGGATTACCAACAGAACCTGGACCACTAAAATCGTTATTAGGAACGTCTAGTCTGCCTCCAACTTTACCACCTGCGATAACAGCAGATGAACGAGCTGCACCTATGAATGACTTAGCTACTGCTTTATCAAAACGAAGAGCAAGAGCTTTACCAATCTCGTTCGCGTAAACGGAACGAATATCGTAGTGATTCTTTACATCATCAATGTTAGCCAAGAAGGTAGAAGCCAACAACATCTTATCGATAGTGATGGTTTGTTCTGCCTTTTTGATGTCACTGAGGTAAGTAGCATTTCCTGAGCCGTCATTAGCTTCAGCAATGTTGTCGCCAGGTGTGTGGTAAGAAGCAGAAGCAATTCCAGTAACTGGGAACTGAGCTGATTTACCGTTTTCGATTGTGCGGACAGTGTGTAAAGGTTTGAAGACGTTCGACTCCTCAAAAGTTTGTAAGATTTCTCCACTAAACTTTTTAAGAAACAAAGCATCTACATCATTAGCACTATTAATCTGTCCTGCACGTGAGGGGAATGTTAATCCATTAGCCATAATATATGTTTTTTGTAATTGTTATTATTAGTATTTGTTTTTCGACTTTCGTTTGAACCTTTGATCGAGATTGTCCACCGCAGTGGGTCTTAACATTAGTACTACTAATTGTCTGTTAAAGTAAATTAAGTATTATAATTCCACCTAAACATAGAACAGTCAAGACAATAGCCTTCTCCTTCTTGCTCAAGTTATTATAAATTCTTCTTAGTCTTTTTAATTGATTTATCATTATTATTAGATTTTTTCTGTACGTATCGGGTATAAAATATAGGTACTATGTTCCATAGAATAACACCTACAAGACATAGTTTCAAGAAACCATATACTTCATCTAACATAGAATCAAAGAATCCGTTATCCATCTTCTCGTCTAATTGTTGTTGTACAAGTTCCTGTACATCTCCTTCAGATATAGCTTTAACTTTCTTAGCTAATCCTTTGTTCTCCTCCATTAACTTAGCACCTTCTCCTAGTCCCCATCCAAGGGCAGCACCACCAGCAGCAGGACCAGGACCACCAAGGCTACCAACAGTTGCTCCACCTACACTGCCTATTAAAGGATAAAAAGAAGCCTTGGAACATCCACCAAAAAGAACCAGAACCAACACTGGCAAGAAAAAAGATGGAGTCCAAGGCTTCAAACCTACAATAAAAGTCTATATATTACTGACAGATATACGTCTGTCAATCTCTTCGTGATATGCTTTATCTCCACTCCTATATCTAGGATCAGATTGAGCACGGGCTAATTCCTGCATGGAACGAAAGGGCATAGTAGATGACTTGTTAACTGCTCCTTGTACTAGTTTAGGACTAACACCATTCTCTGCTTTAAATTGAGCGTACAATCCTTTAGTGGCTAACTTAGCTTGTTCAACTGTACCGTTCTGTACGATTTCATCAAAGGTATTTACCTCTTCAGGAGATAAGTTGTTAGAAGCCCACTCTGCCATTTGATCCCAATTCCCATCAGCTACAGACTTGATGCTACCTTCTTCACTTTGCATAAGTGCCTGTTGACCAGCAGCATAGCTATCTACTATCTCCTTCGATATCCCAGCTTTAGCAAGATTCTCATAGGTCTCCTCAGATAGCTTACCATCATTTTGAAAGAACTCTTTAGAAGCTTCCACAACAATATTGTTACTATCCAAGTCTTCCTCTTGAGTGTCATCGGTTTCTTCTTGTACTTCAGATTCTTCCTCTTCCTCCTGTTCAACCCCTGCTCCCATTTTCTTTTCAAGTTCACTATAGGCATTAGCCATGTCTTCAGCACTTTTAAACTTTTCTGGTAACCACTCAGGTCTATTATCTTCCGTCTGTTCTTCAGGTACTGCTTCAACAGACTCTTCTGATTCGGGGTCAATCTCCTGTGGTGCTTTCTCATTTATCTCTACTCGGTGTAATTCAGCCATATCTCTCTTTACTCTTCTTGTGGTTGTTGTTGTTGACTACTCATGTACTGCTCTTGTGCAGCATTGATAGCAGGTGCTACGGCAGGTGTACCCAACTTCATCATCATCTCTTGTTGTTGGGCTTGCTGCATAGCTTGTTGAATTTCTTCATCTGATTTGATTAAACCTTCTGTTTCAATACCTAACGCAGTAGCTCTTCTTTTGAAGTAATCTGATACGTTAACATACTGTGCTACTGCTTGTGGTCCTACTATTTGATTAGCTCCTGCAAGGAATAGATCAAGCTTTTGTAAATCATTACCTCGTCCTAGTGCTTCAACACCAGTAACAATAGTAGGTTTAACAATGTCTTTAGGTAACTTAGGAAGTCTTCCTTCTTTACTCATCCTTGCCATTAACCTAGTAACGACAGGCATTTGAAACTCTTGTGACAATAAAGAATACAGACCACCAAGTGCAGCTTCTAACTCCTGAGATAACATTCTTATCTCCTCTGCTGTTACTCGTTCTGCATCTCTGACTACTCCACTGTTAAGAAGGAAAGCTTGAGACAGTCTGTCACTGATTCCATTCATTACTCCTTGTGCAGTACGGAAGTCATTGAACTTGTTAAGTTGTAAAACAGATACATCTCCATCACTTCCTTGTACAATTGCACCGTTAGGAGATTCAGATAAAGTCTTAGCCCTGGTTGTACCGTTAGGATTAACCATGAAGAGAACCTTAGCTGCTGCTGCACTACCTTCGACTATCGCTTTTGTTAGTGACTCTAGTGATTTAAGATCACCAATGTACTCCTCTACAAAGCCACGTCCATAGTCTTCACCGTCTATCCTTGTATAACGAAGAGGAAGAAAGGGAGACTTTTCAACAGGGTATCTACCCTTTGACTCCTCAATGACCATTCCCTTTACATCTTGTTGTACTATAAATTCATTACCTTCTCTGATAACAGAGGTGTATAGATCACAGCTATTCTCTTTCTCTTGACGATATACTTCTTCTCTTACAGACTCAGGAAGCATCATCGGAGCAACAGTTTCTTTGATAGCTATGTGTGTTACGTTACCCATTGGGTCTCTCTTCACTACATAACGATCTAATCGAAATACCCTCATCCCTCCTTCGTCAGGTAAGTATAACAAAGTATTTCCAGCTACCAATAAATTCTTTAACGCTTCAAATACTCCTACTCTAAATGCTTCGACTTCTACTTCTTGAGATACACTTCGTTCTACATCTGCTAAAGCTTTCTCTAAGTCAGATCGTAATTGCTCTCCTCCCTCTGGTCCTAACTCCTGCTTTGCTTTATCTAATTCATACCTGTCTATAACAAGACGAAAGAACGGAGCGTTAGGTGGTAACAAAGCTAATAGTAATTTAGAAGCTAAGTTGTTAACTCCTCTAGCTCCTACTCCTTGATACGGTGTGTAATACTTAGTAGCGTAGTTATGCCCATCGGGAGGCATGATATAAGGAATAGTTAACTCAGATGAGGTTCTCCCTCTATCCAAGAAAGACCACCTTTGGTTCTCTAAGGAGTGGTATAAGCCTTGGGCTGTTTCTTGCATAGGTTAGATAGGTTCGTCAGATGTCCACTCGTCAGTTGCTAGAATGGTAAGTATCTCGGAGTGTGTGTACTCGGTCTTACCGCTTAGAAAGGATGGTTGATCGCCTATGTACTTCACGAATGTTTTAGTGCCGTCTACAGAGTATCTGCAATATTCTGCACTTATTTCTGCAACTTGGTCAAAGTTTACAATTCCTAATTCGTCTGTGTTTAATATAACAAATGTTTTCATATTATGAAGGTACTGATGTACTGAAGATTGGATCACCATTTATGGTACTTCCATCATTCGTTCCAGGGTTTGCGGCATTTTCAATATTTGTAATAGTATTACCATTAGACACTCCCCCAGAACCTGTGTCGCTTGCGTTATCTCCAAGCCTGTACCAATGCGTAAGATTGCTCGACTGAGTATAATTACCAGCATTGCTTGCTAAATTAATGGGAGTACCAGCATTGTATATTTGTCCTACATTATTAGCGTCCAATGTGGTTGAATCCCAAATAGAAACCTCATCGATGTTACCTAAAAATTGAGATGAGTAATTCGCAAAGTTTCCTATCCTGAAAGTATTACCAGCCGTGGAGGATACAGCACTTGAGGATTGAGAAGCGGCTACTACCCCATTAAAGTACAATATTGAACTTCCTGAACTATCATAAGTCACGGTCGCATTTATCCATTGATTCTCTCCAGGCAAAGTTGCAGTTAAAGAGCCATTTGTACCCAGGTGAACATAAAAGAGGCTCGAAGTCCAAGGGTACATACCAATCCCTGTCGCTACTGGTCCTGCTCCTCCAAGTAACATATCTTGCCTAGCACTTGGACGATTAAACCACACGCTAATTGTAAAGTTTGTACCTGAATTTAAATTATCTATGTTCCCTACTTCAATATAGTCATCCGTGCCGTCAAAGCTACCACTGAAACCGTTAGTTACACCAGGAATTGATGCACCATCGCTATTGTAAGCTCGCCAATTAGCACCATCGTAAATGATGTATTTATTCGTATCAGTTTCAAAGTAAGCATCTCCTGCCGAGGGACTACCTGGACGAGTGGATGAGGTGATTGTTGGAATTGTTGTTGGCATAGCTATTAAGAATCGTTGTTATAAATGTACCAAGCACTACCATCGTAGATGTAAAAGTCGTGCGTACCTGTACCGAATGCGATGTTAACTTCTCCGCTCGGATTGGTAGGTGTG